GTTCAGTCAGACGGTATCAGCCGAATGTACTTCCTTGACACTGACTACCTATGGTTCAGCACAGGTATCCCGACCCAATACTTTGAGTCTGGTATCGAAACTGGTGACCCATTCGCAATCAACCGCCTCGGCCAAGAGGGACTCTACCGAACTCTTGGTGAAGTCTGGACCACATTCTTCCGTGGACAGGGGAGCGTGCGTGACCTCGCTTGAGGCTTAAACGGAGACACAAAAGGAGTGAATAAATATGGCAGCAACTACACACAGAGGCATTACCTACACAGGTACAGGAACATACACACAGACGGTCAACTTTGACTTGCCCCTTTGGGCTGGCCAAGACCAAGATGAGACACTATGGCTCGATGGGCAAAGCACTGATGGCTACCCCGGAAACCTTTCGGGATTCCAAGCAACTAACACGCAAGTAACCGAGCGAAACAACCCACGGTTGATTTCACTTACACTTAACAGCGCATTGGCAGACACAAACACACTAACACTTTCAGGTGATTGCAGTAAGATTCTATCAGTGGTAGGACAGCATGAAGACGCAACTGCTATCATGGGTATTACCAAAACAAGTGACTTGGTTCTTACTTTTGCTTTGAAGCAGCACGATGACAGTGCAGCAGATGTAAGCGCAACTGAACTTTGGCTATTGGTCGTCTGAGGTGGTTTTCAGTGCCTACTGTTACCTTTCTCGGTCCTCTGGGCTTTCGTCGCAGACGCGACAAAGCAGAGTCCCAGTGGCTTAGGGGTGTCCCTGTTGAA